CATAAATCAATTGAGGGTCAAAATCTTGAGATTTCACCTGAAGATTTTATTATCATACCAGAACTTTATGGTTTTGTTATGGAACAAATAAAAAATTTACCTTGTGGTAAAATTGTTTTATGTCAAGCATATGACCATATGTTAGAAACATTACAACCAGGTACAACTTGGGGACAATATGGGTTTCATAAATGTATAACAACATCTGAATTCCAAAAAGAATTTATTAGTAATGTTATGAGAGGAACATCAATTGATGTAATTCCACCATACATTTCTGATAACTTTGAACCTCAAAAATTCCCAGCAAAACCAATTATCGCGGTTCATTCTAGAGACCAAAGAGATACATTAAATCTAATCAAAAGTTTTTATATTAAGTTTCCTCAATATAGATGGATTACATTTAAAGATATGAGAGGTCTAAGTGAAGCTGATTTTGGAAAGACTCTTCAAGATTGTTTCTTATCTGTTTGGATTGACGATACAAGTGGTTACGGTACATTCCCATTAGAATCTATGAAAGTAGGTGTACCTGTATTAGGTTTAGCATCAAATTTAGTACCACATTGGATGAATGAAGAAAATGGAATTTGGGTTAATAATAAAATCCAAATTGTAGATTTCGTTGCTGACTTTTTACAAAATTGGTTGGAAGACAATATCAGTGATGAAATGTATGAGGGTATGAAGAAAACAATTAGTGAAGAAAAAACTAAAGAAGAATTCCAATCTTTAGTTGTTGAGACTTTTAGTGGTTATATCTCAAAAAGAGTTTCTTCATTCGAAGAACAATTAAATAAATTTCAAGAAACAGAATAAAAAATATGGAAAAATTTGATGTATCGGTAATATTACCAATTAAGTCAGCAAAAGCTCAAAACTTTTCTGAATATTTTGAAAAAGCAATAAAATCTCTAACTGAACAAAAAACTCAAATTAATGAGTTGATTATTGTTCACTCAGATGAAACTACTCTAGTTGAATTTTTGGATTCGTATGATTTTTCAACATTAAATGTTGTTAAATCTGTTTGGACTAAACCTTGCAATTTCTCAGCACAAATAAACTATGGTGTAAGTATTGCAAATTCTAAGTGGGTTTCTTTCTATGAATTTGATGATGAATACTCAAACATTTGGTTTAAAAATGTAAAAAAATATTCTGAGTTTTATCCTGAAGTTGGTGCATTCTTACCTATTGTGGTTGATACTGACCAAATGGGAAAATTTGTAGGATTCACTAATGAAGCAACATTCGCATTGAATATTACTAATGAAATGGGAATATTAAGTAATGAAGTACTCCAAGATTTCCAAAATTTTCAGCTATCAGGTATGGTAATTAAAAAATCATCATTTGAAGATTATGGTGGATTAAAACCATCCTTTAAATTAACATTTGGATATGAAATGTTTTTAAGATTAACTAATAACTCTTTGAAAATAATGTCAATCCCTAAGATTGGTTACAAACATACTAATCTAAGAGATGGGTCAATATTTTGGAATTACAAAAATGGTGATAATCCATTAAGTCAGGATGAAGTAAAATTTTGGTTGGATTCAGCTAAGAAAGAATATCACTTCATTAAAGACAGAGAAATAAATTTTGAATCACAACCCAATTAATGTCTGAAACAATAGTATTATCTGGTGAAACAAATTTAGAATTAAAAAAGAAAAGAAAGTCAAAACAAAAAAATTATTTTGATGTTGAAGAAGAAATCGCAGTTGTTAATTATTTAAACGCAACCACATTTGAAGAAAAAAACAAAATTTACAATGATTTTTTAAGACACCCTTTAGATAAAATGATATCTTCAATAATACGAAGATATAAATTATATAGAAAGGATATGGAGTTTAACGAACTCCACACCGACACACATTCTTTTTTAATGACCAAAATAGATAAGTTTAAGCCTTCCAAAGAAAAAAAGGCTTATTCTTATTTTGGTACAATTTGTAAAAACTATCTTATGGGTCAAATTATTAAAGACCAAAAAGATATGAACAAAAAAATATCTTATGAAGATATTTCAACTGACTTGGAAAACAATCCAGAATATTCATATTCAATTGATAATGATAATATTGATTCTATGGATATCATTAAAAATTTTTTGTTATCATTAGAAAATTTTTTACGAAGAGAAAATTTGAATGAAAGTGAAAAAAAACTAGGTGAAGCCTTATATGAAATTTTCTTAAATTATGATAAAATATTTGTTGGGACATCAAATAACAAATTTAATAAAAATATTATTCTTCTTTCATTAAGAGAAATGACTAATTTATCTACCAAAGAAATTCGAAGTTCAATAAAAAAATTTAAAACTATTTATGTGGATATGATAGATAAAATGATTAAAGAATAAAAAATATGCCTAGACCACAAAAAAAAGAAATTAACCTCTCAAAAGAATCCATTCTTTCATTGATGCAAGAGATTTATAATGAATTGGTTGAACAAAGAAATACCGCAATTAGAATTCAAAATAAAATGTTAACAATGATGAAAGAACCTGAAGATATGACTCTTATAGGTCCTGTAATTGAAAAACAACAAAAGATAATAAATGATTGTGTTGAAAAAAAATTGACCCTATCCAAATTACAATCATCAGTTTGGGAAAAAACAAACAATACTAAAGAATCATTTTCTATTTCAGACATAGATGTTGATGATGATATAATCAAAGATTTAATGGAAAGAGATATTTCAAAAACTGATAATACTTACAAAATGAAAAAATAGATGTCATTAGATTTAAAATTTGATTATAAAAAAGTTAAGGATAAAATTGAGGCAACAAAAGCTTACAAAGAATTAAAAAAGGATTATGATGGGATTCAAAAATCCGCTGGAGATTCCTTTGAAGAATCCAAAGTTGGTGTTACTGAAACTATTGACAAATTAAAAGAAACTAAAAAAAAATATCAAAGAGATTTAAAAAATCAATTTGAACAATTATTAGATATTAATAATATAACTGGGGGAAAAGGAAGTAACTCAACTAGGTATATTAAAAGACTCCTTCTTCAAACAATCAAAAATATTGAACCCAAAATATCTGAAATATTAAATGAAGAAGCTCTTAATGCGATTGGGTGTGACCAACAACAAACATTTGACCCTAGTGAAATTTGGATTAAAGTTAGTTCAATAGATATCGCTAATTTATTAAAATTAGATCCCAATGAAAGTCCTGGTAAAGTTCTCTATGAGAAACTACCAATTCAAGTTCAAACAACCCCATTCTCAATGAATAGGGAATTATATCAAAGGATTCAAAGTACACAACCATATTCTGTAGATAACGGACAATTATATAAAGGGGAATCTGGTCAAGATTTATTTAACATCCAATTCTTTGACCAATATCTTGGTCAACCTGGTGGGTGGTTTAAAATTAATTTATCAAATAGATTAACGGGGGTTAATAAAGTTGGTGAATTCTTAACTGACTATTATAGAACTATTAAAGTAATTGAATTTGAAACAATAATTCCAGCGATATTAGAATCATTAACTGGGGCGGTATCAATCCAAGCGTCACTTGGAATAACTCAAGTTGAGAATGCCACAAAATTTGGAATTTTGTTACAAAGAGTTTTAGGACTTTGTTTTGATAATAGACAAGAAATTGATGTCAGTGGTGTTGCAAAAGTGGCTGAATTGGATGGTATTGATGAATCATTTTTTGAATTCACTGATTTAGATTTAAGAAATATACAACAAAATATCGATAACATACTAAATGGTGTTGTGGAATATGAAAATTGTGATTATGTTAAACTACCAGTTGATTCTGTGGCTGTCTTAGAGGCCTTAGAAAATTTAAGATTAGTACCTGATAACGATTTAATAAATGCTGCCGATTCTATAACAACCACATTAACAAATAATCCACAATGGCAAGGTTTAGCTATAACAGGGAATATTCAAGCTGCTGTTGATTTTAATTTTATTAAATTAATCGCACAAGGAGTTGTAACTGCATTATTATCACCTAAAGTACTTTTACCAATCTTTATAATGTTAAAAGCTATAGGGCAGACCCTTCTTGATGAAATTAACAATTATGTTGATTTCGTTAAACAATTTAAGAAATTCTTCATTAATATAGTTTCAAAAATAGGGGCAATATTTGTTCAAGAACTTTTTGAGTTAATTAAAAAAGACATCAAAAATCTAATCCAACAAATAATATTAGATTTAACAAAAGAGAAATCTGATAAGCGTTTAATTATGATTCTAAAATTAATACAAATTTTAATTGTTGTTGCAGAATTTATTAGTGATTGGAGGAAATGTAAAAGTGTAATTGATGAATTATTATGGTTATTAAAGATAGCAACAACAGGTTTTGGTAACGAAATACCATTACCATTATTATTTGGTACTCGTTTATTGGATGGATTTTCTGAAACTAGAGCATTTATTGGAACAATTGAAGGACTTCAAAAAATAGGTATTCCAACAGGAGCTTTACCTGATGGAAGTCCAAATTTAGGTATACTTAGTATTTTTAGTCAATTAAAAGCCGTGGCAAACGAAACCGCTGAAAATGGGAAATTACAAGTAGCTATTCCACCATTGACAATTACTCCTGCTGGTATATCATTACCATCAAACGCATTTGGTAAATCTTTATAATATGGATAAGAAAGAAAGTGCTGAAAAAGTATTAAAAATAGTCAAAGATTATAAATCACATTCAAATAAAGATTTGATGTTTGCCTTAGATTTTATTTCAGAAGATTTTGAAAACACAAAAGAAACATTAATCAAATTAACAACCCATTTGGATAAGTTGGAGTTAACTTATAATACAATACTAAAGGAATACGAAAATAGAATTAAGAAATGAATATAAGACCTGAAAATGAACATCAAATTATATTCCCAGGTATAGTATACGATAATGATGACCCAATGATGTTGGGTAGATTACGAGTTATACCTGAGACTGAAGATTATAGTGCTTTACTTGCTTCAGTTGAAAATTGGAATGAAGAAACTGACAAATGGACTAGTCGTGACCCAATCTTATTCTTACCACTACTACCATTCTTTTTAAGTCAAATACCTAAAAAACAAGAATATGTTCATATAATTTATCAAAATAAAAAATTTGATAAAGAAAATAAGTTTTATATCCAAGGACCATTTTCGTCACCATTAAGTTCCAATTTGGAATACTTTGAAGGTGCGAAAAAATATTTGGCAACAGGTGTAAGATATCAAGAAACATTAAGTCTTAGAAATCCATTAGATGGTAGTTATAAATTGGGTGTTGAAGGTATATTCCCAAAACCTGGTGATAATGCTTTATTGAGTAGAGGTAGTTCAGATTTAGTATTAAAAGATAATGAAGTTTTAATACGTGCAGGAAAATCAAATAATTTAAGTCCTGAGACATTACCTACACCTAATGAATTTAGAGCTTTTATACAATTATCAAATTTCACTCAAGATAAAGTTTTGGGTGATGAAGAAACTAGAACATCATTTAGAGAAAATGTACAAATAGCCAAAAAAATTATAATTTGGAATATTGATAATTTAGATACACAATTTAACAATTTTAATGGTTCTGTAAGTATTCATAACACAATCCCATCGTTAGAAGTTAATACAGCTAATCTTAATGGTGAAAGTATAACTAAACTTTCAGTTGGAACTAATTTTGGTACAGCTTTAGATACATTGACATTTAGTTCAAAAACATTAGATGATGCAGTTTATTTAATAAATTCATTTATTAAAGGTTCTTATCAACAAGAGATTATAATTGTTGGGTATACTTTTAACCAAACAAATTTTAAAAATACAATTCCATTTTTCGTAACACCATCTAAACAAACTTATGAGAAAGGAGAAAGATTTTCAACTGGAGGTACTATAACTGAAATAACTGAAACAAATAATTATTTAAGTTTTAAAAATAAAATTAAAATAGTTGAGGGTAATGGTGTTTCAGGTTCTTTCTTGGTTTCAGGTAAAGGTAATAATGATGCACCATTAATTGGTCAACAATTTACACCAATAATTGAGAAAGTTCAACCTATTACATTTATAGACAAACCAATAAGTTATGGTGTTATGGGAGCACAAAAAATATTTTTATTATCTCAAGATTCCGCAAATCCTGTGGGTAAAAAAATTTCATTAAAAGATACATTGTATGGAATACCGCAAGATAAATTCGTTGGTGACCCTACAACTAGTATTGAATCCCAAACTTATGCCACAGTTAGAGGTGAAGAATTAATAAAATTATTAGATAAAATTTATGACTTTATTGAAGGACACGTACATCCTTTTCATGGTATGAGACCTGTACCTATTGCAACCAAAAATGGACAATCAATTGCTGAAATTGGTCAGTTGTTATCTAATGCAAGAAATACTATATTAAATCAAAATATTCGAATTAATTGATATTTATGTAATAAAACATATACATGTCAATTAATAATTCTTATTTCAAAAGGAATAATACAATAATATTTAATAGTTTTACAAATACTGGAAGAAATCCTGTAACTGAGCTATTCTACGGTAATTTACCAACATCACAATATCCAATTGGTTATAGCCGATTTATATTTGATTTAAATTTGACTCTACTAAAAGAAAAAATTTTAAATCAAATCATATCAACAGGTTGTACTAATAATTTAGTACACACCCTTAGAATGACAAATACATCAACATTTGATTTAGAATTGATTAATACATTTACTTCACAAGGTAGAAGACGTGCAACATCATTTGACTTAATATTATTTAGAATACCTTTTATTGATAATGACCCTTCACGTCCACAATATTGGGACGAAGGTGTTGGGTATGATTATGCGGATTTACAATATGATATTAGTGGGGTTGATAGAAATTATTCAACAAGACCTTCTAATTGGTATGAAACAACAACTTTGGGTACTTGGGAACAATCAGGTATTTACTCAAATATAAATACAGGTTCAACTCCTTATTCCGCTTTAACCATTGTTGATGAACAACATTTTGAATTTGGAAATGAAGATATTTCTTTTGATATGTCCAATGAAATCAATAATATCTTAAATGGTAGTCTAACTGGTGTCACAGGATGGGGGATAGCCTTTAAACCACAAGTTGAATTATTGGGTGGATTAAGTGAAACTTATGAAGTTCAATTCTTTACAAGACATACTCAAACATTCTATGAACCATATTTGGAAACATCTTATAATGATTTAATTGAGGACGATAGAAATTTATTCAGCCTAGGTAAAGTTAATAAATTATATCTTTATTTATACGAAGATGGTAAACCAATAAATTTAGATACCCCACCAAATGTCGCAATTCTTGATAACACAGGAAATGTCATACCAAGTTTATCCGCGTTAACAAGTTGTCAAAAAACTCAAGGTGTTTATGAAGTTACAATACCACCACTTATTGGTTATAAAACACCTTGTACATTCTCAGATAAATGGACTGGATTAACTTACAATGGATTCTCATTACCTAATGTACTTAATGATTTTACATTACAACCATTTAAGAATGGATTTACAATTGGCACAAGTTCTCAAGACCCTAAAATATATGGCTTTGATTATTATGGTATTAAACAAGATGAAAAGATATTCAATACCGATATAAGAAAAGTTGGGGTTATTATTAAACAAGCCTATACGACAAACAGACTATTACCAAAAGTAAGTGCTTATTATCGTGTATATGTAAGAGAAGGTCAAACCGAAGTCCAAGTTCAAGATTGGACGCAAATTAATAGAACTCCAAATGAATACTATTTCATCTTTGATACAAGAGATAAAATTCCAAATGAATATTATATTGATATTAAAGTTGAAAGTAGTGGGGAAGTTAATACATATAAAAGACAAATAAAGTTCCAAATTGTGAACTATAAATAAAAAGTAAATATTTATAAATAAAAAATTATGTCAAATTATTTTTATCCAACAGGTACTAGTGCAAATACCGAAGTTATTATATGTGAAATTTGCGATGGTTCAGCTGTAGAAATTACACCCCCACATCCAATTTGGACTGATGGCCAAAATAAAGTAGTAATCCAACTAAATGCAATTACATTGGGCGGGGTTAATGGATTAAATAGTTAAATTATATGAGAATCACAGAATCACAACTTAACAATCTAGTTAAAAAAATAGTTAACGAAAAAGATTATGGAAAAGTACAAAACTATATGTTTTTTAGTAATCTTGAACAAATGATAAGACAAGCCCAAATGTTATTGGAATTAGACCCAATGCAAGTAGAACAAATTCTTCAAGATGGTCACGATTGGGCTGATGACCATATTACAGTCGCAAAAGAAAACCTAGACCAAGTATTTGACTTCCTTATGAACGAAACTCAATATGCTGATGAATTCTATGATGAAGAAGAAGATATGGTTATGAATGAAGGAAAAAAGAAAACTGGAACTGAATTATGTTCAAGAGGATATAAAGCAGCAAAAGCTAAATATAAAGTCTATCCCTCAGCTTATTCTAATGCGTTTGCCGTACAAGTGTGTCAGGGTAGATTCAAGGGATTAGATGGTAAAAAGAAATGTTCACCACCTTATTGTTAATTATTATTTTTTTCATATAAAAAAGGTAGAAAAATATTCTACCTTTTTTTTGTCTTTTTAATGTATAACCGATATTTATATAATATGGATACACAAAAATTATGTTCTATTTGTAATTTAGTCAAAAACAAATCTAATTTTTACAAATCTCAGAGAAGTACTAAATGTATTACTTGTACTTTAGAAATAACAAGAAAATATAAACAAGAGAAAAGAAAAGACTCCAATTTTAGAAAAAAAGAGGGTGAAAAACAAAAAGAAAGACGTGTTAGACTTTGGTTCAATACATTAGTACACGACTCAAAAAGAAGAAACGTTGAACACACAATAACAATTGATGACCTCCAAGAGATTTATGAAAAACAAAATGGTCTTTGTTATTGGTTTGGAGTTCCATTAACACCATCACCTAAACACAAATATCCACTACAACCCTCTTTAGACAGATTAGATAGAACTAAAGGTTATACTAAAGATAATATAGTAATCTGTTGTTATACAGCAAACATAGGTAGAAATGAAAATGATTTAGAAACTTGGTTAGAGTTTTTAGACATACTGAAAAAAAATATCCATTAATTTTTTTTTATTCAAAAAGAACATTTATCTTTGTGATGAATCAAAATATCACATCTTATGAAAAAAATAATTAGTCTTATTGTACTATTACTTTTGTGTTTTGGTGTATTTGCACAATCTAATGTTGACACTGAAACCAAAAACGATACTACTATTTTAATATATAAAACAATAGTACTATTTGATAGCAATGATTATATTAATATGTCAAAAGAAAAATTATTTGACCAAGACATTTTAATTGAACATACTTTAATGTATCAATCTAACAATACGGCAATTTATAGATATATGTATTTTTTAAAACCTAAAATACAGTGTGAAGAATATTTAAATAGTTTATTGGAAAAATGCAAAGAAAAATATCCGAATTCTTTTTTACTAAATTGTGTAGATATATGATAATTAATATATTTATACATAAAACGAAAATATATGACATGTTGTAATAAAAGAATAATAATTACTGAAGAAGACAGAAAACATATTTTAGGTATGTATGGTGTTATCTTAGAAACAGATAAAATAAAAACCAACGAACAAGAAAAAATAATTAATTTAGGGCGACTTTATGCCGATGGATTTTACTCAATAACTAAAGATAAGGAAAATGAATTTAAGTCAACTTTAGATAGTCAATTATTACCGATATTAAAACAATATCCTAATACTAAATTAAATATTGATGTAAGAGCGGGTGAATCGGCAACGCCTAATTACGATAATGAGAAAAAGGTCAGTTTAAAAGATATGGATCTTGCAAATCTTAGAAGAAATAAAATGCTTGAATTCCTAAACAATTACTTCCAAAATTCAGGTCTTGAAAACTTACCAAATGTTAGTCAAACCCCAAATATAGTTGGAACAAATGTTTGGAGAGGTAGAACTGGCAATCAATTTAAGGATAGATTTGTTGAAGTTGTTATAGATTTAAATGTCCCAGGTTTATGTCTAAGTGGCCTAAAAATTGAAGTTATTTATGATAAAAGTCCCGCAACGGCAGAATTTCCATGTAGAGGAAAACATAGATGTGATAAAGCAAGATTTAATGTAAAATTGAACGGAGTTGTAATAGGTGAAGCTAATTTAAATAATGTTAAAGATGGTGAGAGTAGACTTGCAACATTAATAGTCAACTCAGAACAAGCAACTGCAATAGGTGGTAACTCTGACAAAATATTATTATCATTGGAAGGAATTGATGATAAACCTCACGATGATGTTCCTGAAGTAAGAATAACAGACCCTGAAGGTAATGTTATATTTCATGGATGTTGTTCTAGTTTACAAGGTGGTAAAGGTAAAGATAGACCTCTTTTACAATTAGATAAATGTGCGACAAAAGTTTTACTTTCTTCAAAAGCAGTTGGTGTTGGAAAAGAAACAAAGGATGAATATGGTAGACCAACATATACTATTGGAACTGAACTCCGACTTCCTAGTAATGCAACAGATGTCTTTAAAAATTCTAATTCAATTACCCAAAATCAAGATGGTACGGTTACCTTTATTAAAGACTTAAATATGACTAAATATACTTTTAGAAAAGGTCAAACCATAAATCCGCAAAAACCAATTGTAATATCACCAACTGGTGAAGTTACACAAAGATAAAAGAAAGATTAGATAATTTTTTTTTAAAAGGTAGAAAAATATTTCTACCTTTTTTTGTTTTATAATGAAAACCTTTTTATATTTGTGATGAATCAAAAAATAATATCTTATGAAAAAATTTATAAAAAGGTTTTTAAAACGTAGTTACGTTAAATGGGTTCTTTTCAATAGAAAAATGAATAACCCAGATTATGACAAAGTCTCCGAGACTCAAAAAAAATGTATGTCAATTGCAAGATTATTGATTCTACATCCAGATTCTAGTTTTCGACTTACTTTTTTAAGCAAAAAAAGATATATCATAAATAAAACTTTGGGGTTATTTTTAATATTGGATGGAAGATTATTAAGCATAACAAACCACGTTCATCATCACGATATAGTTATAAGTGATAGAAATTATGATAGGTTCACAAAAATGTATGATGAAAAAGTTGAAACAATACGTCAAAAAGATGAAGATGAAATTATGTCACAAATTGTTCACTCCTTGGACGTAATACTTAATAAAATAAAACAATAATTATTTCTTAGGTTTATAAGAAGTCATTGTTGGTTTGTTACCAGTACCAATTTTGGGGTCTTTCTTTTCAGCCCTACGTTTCTGAGCACAAGCCGATTTCTTCTCTGAATCTGACATCTTACCAGCTACACCTGCTGCCCTACATTTAGGGTAACTCTTGGTGTCAGCTTCACTTCTTCCACAAGGGGGATGTTTACCATCAACTTTTCTACAGATATTAACCCAAGGTCCTTTTGGTTGTGATGACCCCTTGGGTTTTTTCTTTGTTCCAAACCATACAGCCAAATCTTCAGTTAATATTGGAGCTTCTTCATAATCCCACTCATTAACCGTATGGACATAATGTTTATCAATTTTATAACTGCCATCCTTCCCTTTCTCCCACATTCCAACAGTTCTTCTTATATTGTTTTTGGTTGTTGACTTAACTTTATTTATATTTGCTTCAGTATCAACAAAATCTGAAAATGGTTGTAATTCAGGATTCTTCCATTTTTTCATCCCAATCTCAATCGGTGCATTGTACTCACCACCATATCCAAATGTCGCCTCATTTATTTTCTTTGATTTACCCTTTGGATAGGGGTTAATTACCTCACCATCGTCATCATTTTGTATTGGATGATTCTTGGCATAGATTGAAGTTTTTTTTGCCTTAGATTCAATTTTTTTGATGTCCTTCTTGGATGTATCCATTTTACCATCATAACTATCAGTTGCTAATTCTTGACTATAATATTTTGATACAGATTCACTATATGGTCTTAATTCCGATTTTTTAAATATTCTCTTTCCCATTCTTAGAGGAGTAATAAATGAACCTCTACTACCACTAGCATCACTAGTTGCCTCTTTTAATATTTGTTTGACTATACTTTTTATTTTGTTTATCATTTTATAAAAAAAATATGGAAGAAAATATCTATGGTAAATTATTTAATTCAGTTCCTTTACTTACCGAAACCCATTTAGAAACATTATTAGAAACTTTGGATAAAGAGCAATCAATACGCCTTTTAATTCAAGCTGTCAAACACGCTTACCATTCTGGAATCTATAGTATCGGTGAAGCTGAAGTCATTTCAAAATGTATTAGGGTTATTTACCAGGTGTAATATTGGGTTTACGTCCAAATTTATCTAAAATTGGACTAAAAACATTATCCTCATCTCCAAGCATTTCACCATATGACATTTGTGGTTTGGTTTCAACCTTAGCTTCTGGTTTTGTTTCAGTACTAGTAGTACCAAATAATGGGGCTAAACTTGGGTCTGCTTTTATAATGTCTTCTGTAGAATATTTTTTTAATAAAGCATTTTTCAATTGTTCATCGTTAGCTTCTCGTTCATCACGTAATCGTGTAATCATTTTTTTAATTTCTTCAGTATTATCTTTTTTGGTTTCACTTGTAATATCATTATTATTACTTGTTTGAATTGTTGTACCATTACATTTATAAGTATATTTTTTAGTCAAATCGTTTTCAACCCAATAATTACCACTTTTATCAAATATTAAATTATTTATTTTGTAACCATATTTACCATCTTCATATTCCACAACTTGTTTATTTGGATACTTAGTAACACAAGAAAAATCAGATGTTGTACTAGGTGCATCTTTTAAAGCAGAAACAATTAATTTAGTTGTTTGTGGACCAATTATAACATCGTTAGTAGTACCTAATGTTTTTTGGATTTTATCCAACATTATGGTTGCCTCGTCTTCTTCTTTTAGAATACCATGACTTTTTAATATGTTTTTTCTTTCGTTTTCTGTTATTGTAAATCTTTTCATAATTTATTCTTTAATTTTTCCAGCGGCTTTTAGTTTATTATAAATATCTTTGATATCATCATCAGTCAATGTATCACTACCAGTTTTCCCAAGAGCTGTTAAAATTTGAGAATCATAACTACGACCCATTGACCTCCATTTTCTTTCACCACCACTATAACTTCCTCCACCTTCTCCACCACCATCTAGTCTTACTTTATTTTCTCCATCGTCTGTTGATCCAAATGGCTTACCATTAATATCAACGATTTCTTTAGTTGGAACCACAGTTTTACCTTGACAATAAAATCTATAATAGGTATTTGAACCTTTTGGATATTGTGTTTTAGTAGGGTCAATCATATAATACGCACCAGAAGTATAATAATAAGCTGTTGATTCACCAAACCCAACTTTAATATATTTTAAACCAGGATGATTTGTTGAGTCTTGTAAGTTAGAGAGACATGAAGTAGTGTCTACATCGGCAGAATCATCTTGAACAGTAACACCATTATCTAATAAATAACCAATTAAAGCTAATGCTAAAGTACCACCTCCAATAAGAAATGCTGCTTTTTTTAAGTTTTTTGTCGTTATTTCTATTCCTTTTTTTGTAGTTTGAGTTAATCCAGCATCAGCTAATTGTGGTAAAACTCTATTTATTGGTGGTGTAGTACCAGCAGCGAAAACCAAACTTTTTCCATCGGGAGAGGAAGCCTGACGAACTGCGTTTGCAGCATTAGTTAAGCCGATTTTTAATCTTGGATTTCTTGTCGCTATTTCACCAGCTTCGGCTGCAACTTTAGGATCGGCCATTGCTTGTTCAACGGCATCTTGTATAGGTTTAGTTATAAGTCTTGACGATTTAGCAGCTGAAAATGTATTAGCCTTTATACTTTTTTGAATTATATCATCGTAAACTCCTTTAGAGCTTTCAACCTGTCCCCCAATTATTTTACCCACTTCAGATCTAATTGCGGAAAGTTCAAATTGTTGTAATTCTTTTACTTTTTCGGGCGGCAAATTATTTAATACTTTATTAAACAAATTGTCACTATAACTATCAAGTTTTATACTTTTAAAATATCTTTTTGCATTATCAAGAGTGTTCACAGAAGCTGACGTTCCTTTTTTAACTGCATCACGTATAACATTATCCACTTCAGTTTTTAAAGCTGCTTTTATGGCATCTATAACTACGTTATCTGCTATCGAACTTACAATACTCTCATTTAAGATATTTTCATATCCAAAAATTTCTTTAATTCTTCTTATTTCATTTATTAAATCATTCATATTTTTTAATTATAATTATTAATTTATGCCAAAGTTCCTTTAGCTGAACCAAAAATACTTTCCAAGTACTGATTAGCTGCCATCATTTTTTTACCAAAATTCTCAAAATTTTGTTTTCCTATAAGTTTTTCTAAATTACCAGGACCTAAATCAACCCCAAGAGCCATAGCCATAATTGGATTTATTTGACCCGTAATAGGAAATTTCCATCTTGTTTGTATTTTTTTTATTGCGTTTGTTAAGTTTGAATCAAACTTTTCATCAATTGGTCCATTGTATTTAACATAAGGTAACCCTCCTTTATCTTCAGGAAATTTAATAAGGTATAATAAACTTTGTTTAGCCTGTTTAACCAAAGGACTAATTTGACCTTCTCTTAATGTTTTTTCTTTCATAAAGTGTCCAATACCCGCTCCAGCACCAACACCAAAAGCTAATTTAATAGCTCCTTGTTTTGTTACAAATTCTTTTCCTGTAGCTTTAGCAATATTTGTTCCAATTTTGAATGTTGATTTAATGAAATTAATTAATTTGGTAATGATTGTATCAACACCATTAAATATAAATGAAACAATATCTCCAGCCGCTTTACCAAAAAATTTATCTATAAACGATTTTGCGTTATCCAAAAATCCTTTTAATTTTGGTAAATTATCTATTAATTGTTTTAAAACTTTTTTTGTTGTACCACTAGTCACACCTGTTTTTATAGCAGTCTTTAATGCAGCTTTTGTAGTTTTTCCTACCACAGCAGTAAATAACAAAGATAATACATCACCAATTAAACCAATAAATGGCATTTCTTTTCTTGATGGATCTTTAGGGTCATAATCATTTTTTAAAATTTCATATATATCCATTAAAACAATTAATCCCCAAATAATTCTCATAACAATATATGTAGGAAACATTGAAGCCACAATATCAACAATCATCCCCATATATGTATTTAAATTTCTTCTAAGCCATCTTAAAAATGGTATAACACCTTGATTTATAATTGGCATTATAATAGCTTTAGCCGCACTACTTATTCCACTCCAAACCGCCTTAGCTCCTTTAGTGATTGCACCACCTATAGCCTTTCCAACATTTTTTGCACGTTGCCAAGTTTGTTTTCCCCATTCAGCCCAAGTTCTTTCACAAATTAAACTAACTTCATCCCACAATTTTTTGGTCTTTAAACTCTCAGTAATTAGTTCAACATTCTCATTAAGTAATCGGAAATTATTATTAAATTTGTTATCCCATTCTTTTAATATTTTTTTATGGATATCAGAATCTAAAGATTTTGTAATTTCAGATAAAAATTTTCTAGGGATTGAAAAATATTTAACCAAATTAATACTACCTTCGGTTAATCTTTTATCGTATTCTTTTTTTAAAACATTTAAAAGATATGGAAGTGATTCTAAATTATATTCCAATGATTTTGGAGTTTCACCCTCCATAAAAAATATTTTAGTTTCAGTAAATAAAATTTTATCATCTTTTGATACTCCCCAAATAAATGATTCAATTTCAGATATTACATTATTACCCAAATATTTTTTATTAGTCCTATTTTCATGTAAATTAAGTATCCTACTTCTTTCACTTTCATCTAGGAAATATAATTTATTTTGCATATAAAAGTTTTATTTATAAATATCACTATCATACAAAAAAAATACTAATTAATTTTATTTCCTTTCTTTATATTCTCAACACCCCACATTGGTTGTAAATTATCCAAAGACCAACATTCTTTGAATTGTTCATCATCACAAGTTTCAAACGTAAATGAAGATATTGGTTTGATATGGTCAATATGCCATTCACCATAATTGTCCCAAGTCATACCATCAGTAAATTGTTTCTCTAAATGTTCTTTTAGTTGTTCCGCAGAATACCCAACCATATTAAAATAATTAGAATACTTATCCAACTTGTTTTCTTTAAGAACAATATAAATTGCTGTCCTAAAATTAGAAATGAGTTTGTAGATTGGGTCAGTGTGTCTTTTGTTCTTTTGATAGGTACGTTTATTCTCTCTATGTTTGTCAATATTCTTTTCTCTCCACACTTTGTGGTATTCATTAAGTCTGTCTCTATTTTGTTTTGACCATTCTTTATGATACTCATTTTTTTTATCTTTATGTTTATGACAATTTCTTTTATATGAAACATATTTCCCACCTTTAAACTTTTGACCAGGTACTCCAACCTTAATATTATTTTCTTTAAGTACTCGTAAAACAATATGTCTATTTATACCCAATTTTTCGGATATAGATGGACTACCCAACATTTCCTCGTTGTATAATCGTATAATTTCATCAATAACGTTTTTATCTAATTCTATTCTTTTCATATAATATAAATATATGAAATAAGAACATAAAATCAATTATTTATGTTAAATTAATAAAAAAAGAGGGACAAAACCTTGTCCCTCTCGTCATTTTTTATTAAGATTTACTATCTCAATTCTTGTAAGTCAAATGTTCTAACACCATCAACTGTAATTCTGGCATAAAATCTGTTGTTCACCATTTTTTTAGCGTATCTAGTCATAATACCCTTGATAGGAGTAAAGTTGAATGGATTATACATTGTTGGAGTTAATTGAAGTGGAACATACGGAGCGTAGATGTAACCAGTATCAAGAAGTGAAGTACCTTTATGTCCGATTAACACTTGGTTAGGTGGGAAGTAAGGGTCACGATATACTTGGTATCTACCAGCTAATGTACCTACTCTTTCAATACCCATATTGTATTGGTCTTGCTCAGGTGAAGCATTTGATACGTGGAAATATTCCAAGTCATCAAAGATTGCAGAAACCTCAGAAGAAACAACAATCCAGTTAGCACCACCTCTAAGAGTTGATTTGTGGATTTGAGCTGAAAGTTGGTTGATAGCAGTAATCAACGTTTGGTTCCAGTCTTTTTGAGTGTAAGAAGTTGTATTTTGAATTCTTCTCCATCCGTTGTAGTCCCATCTCAAGTTCCAAGCCGCACCTTTTCTAAGGTCACGAAGGATTTCTCTATCGATTTCAGCAGCAACTTGTTCAGAAAGAAGAGCCGTCAATTCAGCTTCAGCATCAATGTTATGGAATGCTGCAACGTCTTGAGCAAGTTCAGGAGACCATTGAGCTCTAAGTTTTCTTTCAGTTACAGAAACAGTTACTGATTCAAGGTCGAAAGAAACTTCACCAATTTTATCTTCGAATTCAAGTTCTTCGTATCTTCTCCAAACAGCTGTGAAAGCGTCTCCAGATAAAGTACTTGTTAAAGTTGTACCAGTGTAACCATCAATTGTGTTAGAATTATCACAAGTTGCACATACTGGACAAGAAAGGTCAACTTCTAAATAGATACAACCATCTTGACCACAAATGTCATTGAATGTTCCGCCACCACCATTAGAAGGCCATGAAGTTTTATTTGGTGTTGATGTTGGAGAAACAATACCTTTACCATATTGTTGAGTTACAACTCTAAACAATAATGATTTTTTACTTCCATCTGCATTGTATATCGCATCACAAGTATCTGATGAGAATGCTGAAGAACCTTGGGCGTCAGCAGCAATAAGTTTTAAATCAGACAAGAAAGATTCTGTGTCAATTTCATTACCATCAGGTGCGATAAGTTTACCAACACCTAAGTTAGCAAACCCACAAAGTTTAACGATTACTTTTCTGATAGTAGTGTTAGCTGTAAATTGGTCTGTAGCACCAGTTAATAGACCATTACTCCAAACTTGAACTGTAGCACCAGTTGTAATTGCTGACCAACGACCTTTTGAATAATCAAAAAGACCAGCAGGATTTAAACTAGGTTCATTACCTTCGTAAAATAAATCATAAAGATTTTTTTGATAAGCATAAGCGTCATTAGGACCATAACCAGCTCCTACATTAGTAGGACCATTTGGTGCTCCAACAGGTGCATAATGGTCACCAGAAAATTCAGTTGAAGGTGGCCCATAAGTATTACTTTCTTGATAACCTTGGATTTTAGGTACGAAGTAGAACAATTTACCAATAGGTAAGTTCATAGCTTGTACAGATACGATATCATTTGCTAATAATTTAGAGAATACACGTCTAACGATTGGAAATACAACTGTTTCGAATGAACCAGAACTTCCATCAGCTGTTGCCTCATTGATTAAGAATGATGCTTGGTTTTCATATAACTGTGCAACATTTTCTTTTAGGTGACCTCTAAGGCCATCAAGGAATCCTAATCTATCCCATTTGTTAATAGTATCTTCTTTGATAACTTTAAGGTGTTTTAAACCAATGTTACCAACAAGACCGCTTTCTAATAATGCTCCCATTTTGTATTTGATTTTTGTTTTAATTTTGTTTATTGTTTATTTTAATTTTGACATTAAATCCTTCATTCTTAAGAATTGAGGATTTTCATATGTTTTTGATTCAATTAAATTAACTGCCGAACCTGTTGAAGGTGTTTTTTCGATTGTTCTTTCAATTGATTCTGTAATTTGACTAGTCTTAGTTGTCGTAAGTTCGTCTTTAATACTTTTATACAAATTTTTAGATTCTTTAAGAGTTTCAACACCATCAAATCTTTGTAGAATGTTAATTTTTTCTTGTTTTGACGTTGAATGTTCAGTAAACAATCTAGTTGCGTACGCCAAATTAGAATTGAATATTGCGACTTCATTTAATTTAGTTCTAAAAACATTTAATGCTTTTCTGTACTCTTCATTTTTCTCTCTAAGTAATTCTAGTTCTTGTGAATCTACGGATTCGAAAGTAAGATTTCTGTTAGGTGTAATTCCTTTTCTAAGACCACGACCACTTTTAGAACCATTTCCATAAGTACGTGCAGCCTCTTTTGTTTCTACTTTTTTAGGCTTCATCATCATACTTCCTTTTGTTTCTTTTGATTTGGTTGGCTTCTTAGAAAATTCACCATCAAAACTTGGAGAGTCAGATTTATATATATCTTTTTTAGGTCCTTTACCCATACCTACACCTTTAGTGCCTTGTTTCATATTTTCTTTAAACCCACCAGACATATTTGGTTTTGAACCATATTTGAATTTAGAAGCTGAACCCATACCCATTCCTTTTGGTTTAGTTGATTTTTTGGCTTCAGTTACAAACTCTTCTTCATCATAAAAACCATCACCCATTTCGTCATCCATTTCAATTTCGTACACAATTTCGTCTTCTTCATTATCGAAATCCATTTCCATCATATCCATATCTTCTTCGTACATTTCTTCTTCAGAATACATACCCATCATTTCATCAGAATCCATTTCCATCATATCCATATTCTCTTCGTACATTTCTTCTTCAGAATACATACCCATATCTTCATCACTTTCCGTTACAACAATATATTCTTTATTAGTACGATTATCTTTAAAATGTACATTACCTTTTTGTTGGTCAGGAACGACTTCAATATCAGTGTTAGCATCTAACAACCCAAAAATTTTAACAACAGAATCTGTATCCATATTTGTTAAATCCAATGTATCATCTTCATTATCTAAAGAATTCATCATTGATTCATCGTTAGAATATTCTTCCTCTTCTTCGTATTCTTCGTCTTCTTCCTCTTCTTCGTCATCAGGGAATTCAACATCAGCGACATCTGAATCTTCCATATCAACCTCTTCATCGTCTTCGATTTCTTCGTCATCTTGTTCGTTAAGAGATTCTTTTACCAATTCTTTGATTTCTTGTTTCATAGTTGAAGCAAGTATTCCTTTTGCGTTTTGAGCAACCGCTTCTTCCAAATTTTTCATTTGAATGATTGCTTCTTCTAAAATATTATTTTCTTTAGCCATTTTCTTGGTTTTTTGTTTATTTTATTATATAAATATATACGATGTTAAAAAAAGTTAGTTAAATGGATTTTTAACCAAATATTTTTAACAATTATAAATATTTGAATAATGGCAAAAAAAAAAGGGAGACATAATGTCTCCCCATAATAATTTGTGAATTTTATTCAATCACCTCATCAATTTTACTTTCTACTATTGCGGTAATTCTCCAATCAAAGGTATAGTGTTCGTAAATTTTGGTTACTTTAGCTTCCACATCTGTTGGTGAAACCCCCATAACCAATTTTTCCAATTTTACCTTTTTTTTCTTTCCAGTTTCTTCGTCAGTAAATTCTTCTGAGATTTTCGCTACAAAATATTTTTGTCCATCTTCCATATTAATATATTTTTTTAAATTAACTAATACCCAAGTTTAGACAATTTTTTCATTAAATCAAGTGATTTATTACCACTATCACCAACATTCCTTTCAATTGACATTTTTTTATCATCATCTAAATTCTCATCTAAACTAGCTCTATCTTCTTTATTTAAGAAAAGATAAGCACCAGGTGTTGATGGTGAAGAAACTAGGTCAAAACAAATTAATTCAAAATCATCTTGAACTTCATTTTGTTCTCCAACTTTTTTAAGTGACCCAACACCACGAGAAGATATACCTAGAGTAACACCTTGTCTTAAATAGTTTGCCGCCATATCACCTTTGGTTGATACTATACCTCTCTCGTGAAATCCTGGACTTGTTAATAACTTTAATTTACCCATTAATATTGGGCCTTCCCACCAAACTTCATTTATGATATGGGCTACTCTATCAAGGTCAATTAAAGATGATTCTGGATGATTTAATTCAGATAAAGATGTTCCTTTTTGAATCATCTTTTTATAATTCTCTGCCTCTCTCTTTAATATTTTTTCTGGATAAATTCTACCATTTCTATTTGGAGTATTGTATTTTTGTAATACAGCATAAAATTCAAATGGTTTAGAGTAATCTAAATAAGATTTTTGTTCTAATATAAATGAATTATGTTCAGTTCTTGGAGATATCCATCCGTCATTTTCAATTAAAATTCCCTTACCAATTTCTCCAGGTTTAATTATTTTTAAGTCCATATGTGTTTTTTAACATAAATATCATAAATTTGATATTTATACATTTGAGGACTTAGTCTTTTTAGTTATTGAGAATTCAAAATAATCATTTTTGTTAAAATTTGAATTAATTATATTTTTTGTTAACTCCTTTAAAGACTCTTTTATTGAATTATCTTTAAAGTCAAGATTATCAATATTTGTGAATAAATTAATTTCAAGATTTAAGAATGATTTTTTCCCTAAGCTAATACCACTATGTCTTAGGTCTAAATCTACTATAAAATTTTCTTTAAATAAATTGTGGTTTATTGAACGTAATATCGTATGTTTTATTGACCTAGATTGATTTAAAACCACTCTGTTCCAATTATCTGAATCTTTATGTGGTTCAACCCAAGTTTGGATATTTAAGTAAATTGATTTCAATTCAAATGAATCAACTGTACCATAAGTAACTTTAGTGTTTTTGAATCCTATAATCTTTGAGGTTTTACCCTTTTTCATTAAAAAAAAATTTAATTTCTGTTTATTTTAATTAAATGTAATTAAATTTATTAAATAAGTCAAAAACAATAATAAATCAAAATAAAATTAAAACTTATGTTAATTGTACACGTAGATAATAAGACACCAATAGAAAAAGCTCTTAAATTATTTAAGAGCAAGGTAATAAAAACTAAATTGATGTCTGAATTAAGAAATAAAAAAGAATTTTCTAAACCATCGGTTATTAAACGAAATATAATTAATAAAGCAATTTATACTGAAAAAAATAAAGGTAAATTTAATTAAATATTTTCGTTTAATGATTTAAGTCTGAAAAAATTTAACTTATCAAATTTTTCAACTTTAATTTTATTTATTGATTCTTCAATTTTTTGTTTGGTTTCTAAATCAGAATCAATTGACATATTATTTAATTTTTTCAAAACATTTTCTTTAATTTCTTGATATGAATTTTCCATATCTTTTTCATCTGTTTTTAAAAAATTGACTAACTCTTGTTTGTCCGATTCGTTTAAATTTTCAATATAATTATTAATTGTTTTATTTGCCAAATTTACCATCGAACTAATTGGTAAATTAATAATATCGTTAGATTTTGGTTGAGATTTCCTCAACGACTCAGCAATTAATTTTCTATTTATAATTTTATTCTCAATAGTTAATACATTTGAATCGAACAAACTATCAATTTTTTCGTATGTATTTTCAGATTTAACATCTGAAATCCACATTTTCAATAAACTTATATCTTTTTTAGATATTTTGTTAATTGTGTTTTCATATATTGTTATACATTCATTTATGTAATCATTAACAATATTTTCACTCATTCCTTTATTATTATTCAACTCATCATATAAGTAAAATAATTTATTTATGTTTTTATTTTCTAAAACCAAGATTTTAAATGTCTTCATTTCAGATTTAAACTTATTAGTTGAATAAGATTCTGTTAGTAATTTTTCTATCTTTGATTTTATAATTCCAAATTTCATATTTTTTTTATTTATAAATATCAATCATTAAGAAGTTTTTTTAATTGATTCTCCATTTCACCCAAATAATTTTTTGCTCTAGATAAATCAATAAATTGGTCAGTGTCAATCAATGATTCATTTTCTAATAAAATATTCAAGTTATCCTTTTTGAATGATTCTGGAGCTAATTCAGGACCTTCTCCTCCAGGAGGTGGTGGTGGTGGTGGCATTCCCCCTTCTCCCCCACCAGGAGGAGGTGGTGGAGCTCCACCTTGGGTATCCCCAGTTATAGTACCATATAATTTATCTATATTATCAAATACACCTGTTTTAGTTATAATTGTTGCGGTATTAGTTAATTCAGCACCAACAGCACGTTCAATACGTTGTTGTTGTAAATCAATCTTTATTTCTTCATCAGAGAATCCTAAGATATGTTTTTTAGCCCAAGTAATTGATACAGGCATAAAACCAACTTGGTCAGCTGTTGTTGCTTGCGTATAAGTTGTAAATTTTTCTTTCCAAACATCAATTTTTAATAAATCAGCTTGACTTGATGGATTTGTTAATCCTAGTGTAAAATTATTTAGTTCATCCTCAAACCCTAATAAGAATAAATGTATAATTGCGATTTTATTTAATTCTGCAATCATAGATTTCTGAATTCTATTTATTGTTCTGGCAAATCTTATGTCAATCAATGAAAGATTCTTACCAGAACCTACTGGTTCTTCAAAACCCAAAAATGCTTTTGGTACACGTAATGCCGTTAATAATTTCTTTTGGATATATTCAATATCAGCAATTTCACCTAAGTTTGTACCACCCGCCAAAGTTTCAATTGGACTTGCTGCCGCGGCATCCCTTACTGGGATAAAATAATCTTGGTCAACCGCCATTTGATTAAATCTCATATCAACATTACCTGTTTGAGAATCCACAACTTGACTACGTTTAAATTTGTTAGCTACACGTTGTACATATGGTTCAACATCTTTATCATCCATATTACCAACAAATACTTTGAATACTCTTCTTTCTGGGGCTCTTGATGTTCTATATATCAACATTGCGTCTTCAGATAACAACAATTGTTTCCAAATACGTCTTGCTTTTTCCAACATTGATGTACCATACGGAAGTTTTCTATCATCACCTAACAATCTAAAGTGAGCGATTTCCCAAGAATTGAATTCCATATCCTTCACTTTCCACTTGAATCTTAATCCTTTTTGGTCTGCGGGCTCTTCAACACTCTGTCTACCTCCATGAACTGTCATCCCCCTTTCAAAACGTTCAATTTCAATATTTGGTAATTGCATACAACCAACAACACCTTTTTCTGGGTCAAGTTTTAAATAAACAAAATTATCACCATACTTACAAGTGTTTCTTGTCCACATTGGTAGATTGGTATTAATGTCTAAACTATTATTAAATAAGTCGGCCAATATTCCTTTAATACGTTTTGATTCGGAATATATTTGTAACATATAACCATTATGGTCAACTGTCGTTGACTCTTCACCATAAATGTCCAAAGCTGTTGATATTTCTGGAGTAAACTCCATAGATTCGTAATCATAAAATGATGCCAATCTTGTTGGTTCGTAATATACGGCTTGAGTATAAAGATTACTCTCAATTTTTGTCCATTGATTACCTAAATAATAAGATTGTTGTGCTTGTAATAATTCTTTTTCGTATTCTTGTTTTGATGTAGTCCTTAAAAGTTCTTTTTTATCAAATTTATACGTTGGGTAATCTTGATTTAAGAGGGCGTTTGGTCCAAAGGCTTGTGATAACCTCTGCCATACTGTCATATTTTTTTCGTTATTTTCCATACATTAATTTTAAAAATTAAAATCAATAATTAAATAGTTTAAACTATTGATTATTCGGATTTTGATTAGAACTTGAGGTTGTTTTTTTTCCAAATGGAATTTTATTAGGGGGACTAATTATTTTTGTTAATATTCCTTGTCCTTCCACAATTAATTTTGAACCATCAAATTTTTTACCTGATTTTTTTCTATCTATTAAACCCATACTTGTTTTATTTTATAAATATTATCTCCTTTGGTTTCCAAATAACCAAGAGTATTTCATATAATCTTCCTTTGATACATTTTGATTTCTTTGTTGTAATCTATCGTGTCCAAATGGAATTACTGGATTAAAGTCCAATTGTTTTCCCATATTTTCATTATTACTTACAGACCAAGATTCCAACATTGCTTTTGTCCGTTCAGTGACTTTTTCCAAACTACTAAATGATGATTCTGCAACATAAGTTGCCATTGCGATTGACATAACAAGGTCATCATGTTGTCCTTTTTGGTGGTCAGCTCTTCCATTTACATAAATAAAGGTATTCATCTCATCAAATAACCTTGAACTATATATCTTAAATTCATGTCTCATTGCTTCCTCAAATGATGCAATTATCTGAACACGTTTATTATTAAAATTAAGTCCAGGAATTTTATCCAATGCCTTGGGGTCATACTTCCATTTGTTAGCTAAATCAACCCCATCAACATATAAATTTTTATAACCCAACTCTTGTAACTTCCTTGATGTTGAAACTCCCATACCACCAGTTATATCTATTACAATAAAACAATTGTACATATTACCCCACTTATAACATATTTCAGCCATTGTATCTGGAGGTAATTTCCCAACATATTCTGCAACTTGTTCTCTTGTGTCAAAATCAATAATTTGGAAAGAACTAAAGTCTTCACTATCTCCTCTACTGACATCCACACCCATAACGTATTTATGTCCCATCATAGGTTCTTTCCATATCCATAGAGAATTACCCATCATTTTATTTTGAGGTTCTTTAATCATATTTTCTTTAACTCTCTGCATTAAAAGAGAATCAAATACATTATCACCTGACCCAAGAAAATTACATTCTAATTCTTGGGAAACTTTTCTTTTATCATACTTAAGTTTCTTTACCATTCCCTCAAACCAAGATGAACAAGGTTTGTACCCTAAATTCATCATTAATTTAAGTTCCTCGTAATTTCTTTCTTCAAATGGAATATGTTCCCAACTTATAACATCACTATCACTATATTCCGTTTTATTACGAAGATAATGAACAACATCTTGTGTTTTGACTAGATATAAATCTTTTGTATATCTTGGGTCTCTAAACCAATACATTTCAGAAATTTTGAAATCATTCATTCCTCTATTTGCTTGGTTATAAATCTCATAATAAATTGGGTCATATCCATTTGGAGTTGACACTACAATAACTTTACCCCCAGTTGATAGTGAGGCCATACAAGCCGCCCAAAAGTCTGAATCCGCGTCAATAAATGCTGCCTCGTCAAATACTAGGATTGTTGGTGTAAAACCACGTAGAGCATCCTTTGATGTTGCCACAGCTTTTACTTCACATCCATTGTTTGTCTTGTAATGTTTTTGTGAATTTTTATCAGTTGAAAAATCAATTCCAACCCAACTAGGCCATTGACCAATAAACATTCTTATTTTATTTGCCATCTCCATAGATGTATCTAATTTGTTGGCAATGATTAGAATCTTTTCAGGTTTTGTCTTTTTGGCAAAAGCAATTTTTAACGATACCCAAGCCGCAGTTACTGTTGTTACACCAGCTTGTCTGTACTTTAATGCGATGTTTTCATTAAAATCTTCATAATCTTTTAATAATGATATTTGGTCTGGAAATAACTCTAATGGGACATATTTTGAGACAGTATTGTCATAGGTTTCCAAATATGTTCTTAACGCGTATGGGGTATCTTTCATACACTTAACATATTCAATCATTACTTGTTCTTTTGTTAAACTCATATAATCTTTTTATATAAATATAAAAACCCCCACTTATTTCTAAATGAGGGTTTTTATTTTAATCTTCCCACCATCTTTCTCCATCTTCGTCATCAATATCATCTGTTGGAGGTTCATCATCATCATCATCATCTTCGTCATCAAAATCATAAGTTGGAGGTTCATATTTTTGAGTTGTTGTTGTCGTTGTTGTTCTCGTTGTTGTTCTCGTTGTTGTTTGCATTATTGGTAAAACATCAACAGCACCTTTATTTCCATCTCCACCATATATAATCATTTCAATAAATTCATCAAAATATTCCATTGGATTTACCATTTCACCTTCAAATTTAACTTCCTTCTTTCCATCAATAACACCATCATACATAATCATATTATACATTAATATTTCATCGTTTGCCAATTTGTTGAAATTTTTGATTATGATATTATATAACCATCTTTCATATTTTTTTATAGTTGATTCAGTTACTTCACCTTTTTCATTGGTTGGTAATCTTTTTTCTTTTATAAATTGATTAATTGCTGTATCAATGTGAGGTTTAATATGATAATTAAGTCCTAAACTTATTTGTTTACCTGTAAGCATATTTCTTATTTCATGGTCATGAACATCAGTTGTTTTTACAAGAGCATCTTTTACAAATTTATCTTTTGACATATAAAGATAAGTTAGAAAATCCTCACCAACTTTTTCTAATTCGTGCATTAATAAAGGAAAGTTAGGGGCTCTAACTACTAATATATGAGCTTTAGGATTCGTTGGGTCATCAACAATTTCACAATACGCAGAAATACCTACCGCGTTTTTTGCCATTTCCTCCAATTGAGCTAAATTATCATTATAAAAAACTGTTGCGGATTTGCCAAAATTTTTATATTTTTCAACTAATTGTGGATTTATATTTTTAATATCATTTAAAAATTCTTTATCATTTTCAAAATCAAAACCACGATTCCAACTATTACCTTGTGTTATAGCATTTTGAAAATTTCTTCCTTTTATTCGTTCATTAAATAATGGGTCTTTTTTTTGTGCTTGCTCTATTTCTTGCGGTGTAACCTTTTTTTGAGGTCCTCTAGCGGCTGGTGTTGTTGAAATTTGAACATCTAACGAAACTAATCCCTCGTCTATCTTTTCTTTAATCTCATAAAAATTTTCTAAAAATTTATCAATGGCCAATTGGATTAATTGTCTTTTGTATGGTGCTTCCTTATTTGGTAACCCACGCATTAAATTTTCCATTTCATAACTACTACCACCTTCAGTTTTGTTGGTATTATATTTTCTAATTTGAGCCGCGTTTATTTTTTCCATTGATTCTTTATTGATAAAATCATCAATTGGGGCTTCATACAAAATTCTTTTCATTTTATATAATTTTAATAACTAAATATTATTTCTTCTGTTTAAAATTTCATTTATTTTATCCAAGTTTCTTCTAAAACTTGCCGTAAATTTTGATGTATTTTCACGACCAGCTTTTGGTAACCTTAATGTGTCTGGATCAATAGTACTATGTTTGTCAACATCTGGTGTAAATTTACCAAATTTTTTTATTCTAGGTCTACTATCACTACTAGTATCTGTACCATAAGATGTCTCTACCCCAAATTGTGATTTACCACCTCCTTCTTTTTTATTAAGTTTTAAATCTATTATACAATCATTACATTCACTATATGATTCAATTATTCTAAAATCACTAGGTTCTTTTTTAACCATTTTGATAACTTGAACACAATAGTTACTTCCACCATCACTAATCATATAAATGTCACTAGGACTAGTAGATTTTTTTGGTTTAATATAAAATGTTTGACCAGTTTCACAATCCTCAACCTCAGCAACTTTTGATAACTCTCTCTTAGTTTCAATGTCAGTTTCTGTATCAAATGTAGTCATAGGGTCTAATGTCATTGGTTCACCATATGATGATTCCCCTAATTCACTACTATCATCAAAATAAAAATCTTCATTCAAACCTTTTTTACGTTTGATTTCAGATTCAATAAGTTTTAATAAATCTCTTTTTTTCATTGTTGGTTGTGTATATTTTTCAATAATTTTATTATAATCTTCTTTTAATCCTCCCCAGGCTAAACCAGGTTTAAATGATGCTAATTTTTTAGCATATGTGTCAGTAACTTTTTTACCAACATTATCTAAATAACCTTCTTTAGTTTCTTTTTTATATTTTACAGTCTTTTCAGGATGTTTTTTTTCTGGCATTTTTTCATATTGTTTTTTTGATGTACTCTTTGAAAATTCATTTGCCATTTTACACCACTTACAATCTTTATCCTTACATTTATTACAACGTGCCCAAAATAATCCTTGTTGAGCTTTAGATTCAAATTTTTCATCTAATTCTTCAGAATCTTTAATCTCTTTCATTGGGGTTGCTTTTGTCTTCCCTCCTGTAGTATCTATCTCAACCCCATTTATTAAAGTTGTTGAATTAGGTTTTACTTCATACGTTGTTGTTGTTGTTGTACGTGGAATTGTATTTTGTGGTACTGTTGATTGTTCTGAAGTTTCTTTTTTCTTAGATAAAGTCTCAAACAAAAAATTAATTTTATTTTCATTTAATGAAGATATAAAATCAGGATTTAAACCTTTATCTAATAAGAAACCAATTTTTTTATTAAGATTCATATTGTACTTTTCTTTCAAATTCTAATACGATGTCTCTTTCGTATAATTTATTTTTTATTATTTCAATGTTTTCTCCAAATCTAAAAACCAATCGTTTTTTCATATCAAAATTAACATTTTCAGATTCGTTTTCCCAAGCCAAAGCAATTACATCATCCATTCCATCAATCATTGAAAATATATCAGAATTTTGTAATACTTCCAAATCTAAAGTATTTTTTAACACCCCTACTTTTGTAATAAATTCAATATTAGGTGGTGATGGATATCCATTAGCTGGTTTACTTTCCCAAGATTCTCCCCACATATTTTCCAAACTATCTGAGAAAATAAATTCATATAAATTTTCTCCTTTATAATTTTGACCTAATTTATTGACATATATCAAATAACTCATAAAATATTTCCTTTTGGTGTTACACTAATTCTTTCTTCATTAATTTCAAATACTAAATGATTTTTTGAGTTTTTACCAAGTAATTTAATTTTAGGATAGTTTTTAACTATTTTTCTTGCTGAACTTTCTTGGATATGAGTTTCTGATATGTTTTCAATTTGTCTTAACATTTTATTAGTGTTATTTTTCTCAACGTTTGGTTGAAAATATTTCATTAATAATTTGTCAATTTTAGACTCCGAAACCATATCTTCAAACATATTATCCATTCTTTTTTCGTATTGTCTATCTCTCATAGAACCATTATGATAAGTTTCTTGAACTTCAGGTTGTGGCATTTCTTCGTCACCCATTGGCATTTCTTCGTCACCCATCATACCTTCGTCACCCATTGGCATTTCTTCGTCACCCATCATACCTTCATTACCCATTGGCATTTCTTCGTCACCCATCATACCTTCATCACCTCCTTCAAACTTACCAATAATTTCTTCCTTGTCTTCCTCTTCCAAAGAATCTAAGTTTAATGCCGATAAAACAGAATTAATAACATATTTAATATCCTTAGATGACATTTCATTTTCTTCATCAGATAAAAATGTTCTAATTTTTTGACCTAACTTACCAGTTAATTTTTGTATTGTTTTAAAAGTAACTTGTTCTTCTTCATCATCCATATTAGGTTCATCCATTTCCATTTCAGGTTCATCCATTTCCATATCAGGTTCAGGCATCTCCATTTCAGGTTCTGGCATTTGACCTTCTTCACCGGACATAGGTGCTGGTGGTGCGGGAGCTGGTGCGGGTGGAGCTGGTGCGGGTGGAGCTGGTTGTGGAGCTGGGACTGGTGGTGCAGGAGTCTGAGCTTGTTCGGTTTGTTCTCCACCAGTTTTTAAAACATATTGTGTGTCTTCATCGGATTCAAATAATGAAATATTCTTTTCAAAACCTTGATTATAATTAACTTCTTTAGTTATTAAATTTAATCTTTTTAAAGCTTGAGAATACGATGGATAAAACTTTCTATTTTTCATTGGTTCAATGTATTCTGACATTGATTCATTTAATCCCTTTTTAATAACATATCCATTTTTTTCTTTAACGATATGATATGCGTACCCATCAACCAAAGTTTTTTTATATTCAAATGAAGAATCTTCATTTATTGGTTTTGGAATATTTAATTTATAATTTGATATTTCAAGGATACGATTAATCATATCTACACCTTTTAATTTTTCACTACCAATAGGTCTTAATTTTCCCATAATTTTTTTGTTTTTATAATATAAATATACAGAATTATTTATTTCTTAATTTTTCATCCAAAGAAAGTTTTTTGTCAATAACTTTTGTTGGAGTATTATATAATTTCTCAATATAACCATTACGTCTCAAAACTTTAAAGACTAAATTTTCCACCCCCAATTCACCAGATTTATCTAAACCACTTATTCTATATTTTTTTAATTTATCTTTAATCACTTTTACACCATTACGAATTGTTTCAATATCTTCACCTTCCAAATGTTTAATTAAATTATCAATAATTCGCATCCATTTTTTAACGTTAATTGTAATGTCTTCATTACTAGCTTTCATTTTTTCTTTGGTTGGTTTTTTAATCCATTCATCATTTAGAATAGAATAAATACCACCACTAACACCTTTATCATCAATACCCTCAACATATGTTTCAACATCATAACCAAAAATTTTTATGTTTCTTTTTTGATTAAAAACTATTTTTTTTAAGTCAAAATACTCAACATACATATCTTTGAGTTTATCTGAAAATTGTTTGTAATCTACTAATATATGCAAATCAACATCCGAATATTCTGACCAATTATAATTTGCGATTGAACCTTTAACAATAATATCATCAATTACCACATCCACCCCAAAAGAATCAATGAATTGATTTGCAATTTCTAGTAAATGTTTTCTAACATTTGGATTCATTCTTGAACCACCATCAACCCAAATTTTTGGTTGTAATGTTGAATTTAATTTAAAACTAGATATAACTTTATTTAAACTTTCCATAAATGATAAATATTAGTGTACCACTATAATTATCACAATCTTTTGTATTTATATACTTTTGCTATTTTGGAATTAAAAAACTTACCTTGGGATTCCGACATCCTAAATTGGGTATACAATTGATGAGGAACATTTTCATAGGAATATATGAGTCCGTTGTTAAATTCCACAATTAACTCTTTTGATTCTGTATCAAATTCTGTCTTTCTAATATTACTTGACTGAATTTCATTAATAATTTTTGTACCTCTGATTTCTTCTCTTAATATTGCCATAATTTTTAAATTTAAAAACCCCTCAATTACGAGGGGTTATGATTAGTTTATTTTTTTTAATTCATCTCGGATTTCAATTGCTCTTTCAAAATTTTGTTCTTTAATCGCAACATCTAACTCTTTTTTCAAATCTTTGACCTTAGATGAGTTATTTTCAAGTTCTTTAATTTTATCTCTTAATCTTGCCGCTTCCTCAAAATCTTGATTTGATACACATTCATTTAATTTAGATTTCAACTCATTAACTTCACTCTTATCGCTAAATGGTGGATTAGTAAAAATGAAACTAATAGTTGTAAATAACCCATCATTAGATTCTTTAATCGACTTTCTATATTTCTTCATTTCGTTTGAAATGTCATCTGGATTTAATGCTTTTAAAAATCCATCCATAGGTGTATTAAATTTTTGATTGTCTTGATTGAAAAATTGATTGAAAAATTCCTCGAATCTTTTATGAAAATCTTTTCCGTTCATAATAATATATTTTTTAAAGTTTATTTTTATTGTTATAATTCAATTATATATCAATTAAATTAACTAGTCAAGAATAAAAATAATATTAACAAATTGTCAGTTTAACATAGTTGAAAATGTAAAAATAAATATTATAATTAATTAAAAAGAAAAATATGATAGAATCAAAAGATGGAGATTACTCAACAAAAGGTAAAGGTGATACCCCAGTGTTAAATAACTTTGCAAAGGATTTAATCAAACTTGCCGAAGAAGGAAAATTGGATCCCGTGGTAGGTAGAGATAGAGAAATAACAAGAATTGCTCAAATATTATCAAGAAGAAAAAAGAATAACCCAATCATAATAGGTGAACCTGGTTGTGGTAAAACTGCCATAGTGGAAGGTTTGGCTTTAAAAATATTAAATGGGGAATGTCCAAGAAATTTGATGGATAAAAGAATTATGTCCTTGGATATGACATCAATTGTTGCTGGGACAAAATATCGTGGACAATTTGAAGAAAGAATGAAAGTTATCATTGAAGAACTACAATCTGCCCCAAACATAATTCTTTTCATTGATGAAATACACCAAATTGTTGGTGCTGGTAATTCATCAGGTTCATTGGATGCCTCAAACATTTTTAAACCAGCTTTGGCAAGGGGTGAAATACAATGTATTGGTGCGACAACATTGGATGAATATAGAAAGAATTTTGAAAAAGATGGGGCATTAGAAAGACGTTTCCAAAAAGTAATTGTTGACCCCTCAACAAAAGAAGAAACCTTACAGATTTTAATTAATGTTAAAGACAAATATGAAAATTATCATAAAGTAAGTTATAGTGATGATATTCTAAAACTTTGTGTTGATTTGGCTGAAAGATATATCACTGATAGAGAATTCCCTGATAAAGCTTTTGACATTATTGATGAAGTTGGAGCAAGAAGTCAAGTGGAAATAAAAATGCCTAAAATAATTGAAGACTTGAAACTTCAAGCGTTGGATATTAAACAACAAAAGATTGAGGTTGTTAAAAGTCAAAATTATGAACAAGCTGCAGATTTACGAGATAAAGAAACAAAAATATTGGATAAATTAGAATCAGAAAAGAAAAAATTTGAATCTGATTTATTAACCAAGAAGAAAGATATTTCATTTGAATTGGTTTATGAAGTTGTATCTAATATGACCAAAATACCCGTATCAAAAATGAACTCAGATGAAACAAATAAACTTTCATCATTGGCTGATAATCTATCTTCCAAAGTCATTGGTCAATCTGAAGCTGTATCCAAAATTGCCAAATCAATCCGTAGAAATAGACTTGGAATCAAAGACCCAAGTAAACCTATAGGTTCATTTATTTTCTTGGGTTCAACTGGTGTGGGTAAAACGTATTTAGCAAAACAATTGGCCAAAGAAATATTCGGTAGTGAAGAAAACCTTATCCGAGTTGATATGTCAGAATTCCAAGAAAAACATTCAATATCAAGATTGATAGGTTCTCCTCCAGGTTATGTTGGTTATGATGAAGGTGGGCAATTAACTGAACAAGTTAAAAATAAACCATATTCAGTTATTCTATTTGACGAAATTGAAAAAGCTAATAAAGATGTATTCTCAACATTACTTCAAGTATTGGATGATGGACATCTTACTGATGGACTAGGAAGAAAAATCAATTTCAAAAATTGTATCATAATTATGACCTCCAATCTTGGGGTTAAAAAATTCCAAGAATTTGGAACTGGTGTTGGATTTAAAACAAGTTCAAATTCTTATATTGAGGAGGAAGAAAAAAGGGATATGCTTAAGAAAGAACTTAAAAAGTTTTTTGCCCCAGAGTTCTTAAATCGTATTGATGAAATTATTGTATTTAATACATTGAAAGAAGAAGAAGTTAAACAAATTGTAAAACTTGAAATTGAAAAATTAATTAATAGATTGAATGGATTAAATTATAATATAACTTGTGATGAATCTGTTTATGATTTAATATCAAAAGTTGGATTTGATGAAACGTATGGTGCAAGGCCAATAAAACGAGCCATACAAGACAAAATTGAAGATTTCATATCAGAGGAAGTACTTAACGGAAATGTTGCTGAGAATGAAAAATATGAACTCACAACCAATGAAGAAAATATAGTGTTTAAAGAAAAAGAAGTTAAAAAATCAAAAAAGAAAAAAGGGACTGAATAGTCCCTTTTTTTATAGTAAAAATTTATTTGATTTAACTTCCTCAAAATATTTCACATTCCCCAAATCATTAATCATTTTCTTTGCTATATCCAATGTATTAAAAACATCCTCAACAATCACATATTCATGTTTTGTGTGGTAGTTATAATATCCTACGGCAAAATTTATACAAGAAAAATCAAATTGATTTTTAAGTGCATAAACATCAGTATAAGGATGTGATTGATATTTGTTTCGGTTATCAAATCCCTCAGTTAACACCTTGTCACATTTGTTGAAGAATTCGGACTTCTTATCAAATAATTTTGTTCCCATACAATATTCACTAACCATCCAATTACCTGGAGCGTCAAATTGAATAGCATAACCAACATTTGAGAAGAATTCTTTATCAGCATTCTTTGAACCGTGACAACCAGTTTCTTCTGAGACAAAAAATGCGGCTTTTACATTTGGTAAATTTTTTAATAATTCCAAACATACATAAACACCACATTTGTCATCACCACCTATTCCAGTTGGTTCTCCTTTATCATTAAATGCCTTTAATGCTGGTTTTAATTCTTTTTGGTCATTGGGTAACATCATTTCTTTAATGTTGATTGTATCCAATTCGTGTACTGTGTCGGTATGTGCAACAACACAAGGGAAATATTCAATATCATTCGTTTGTTTGGTCGCATAAACATTACCCATCTTATCAACTTGATAAGGGATATTGTTTTCTGTTAACCATTCACATAGGAATTGAATCATTAAGTCCTCTTTGTATGTCTTGGTAGGTATGGACAAAACCTTTTTGAGTAAATCGTAATTGTGTTTCATAACACAATATTACAACATTCTTTTTAATTTTCTAACTAAATGTTCAAATAATTCACCCATTGACATAAAATTATTAAATTCTTCAAAATTGAAACTCTTATATTTTGTTACACCATTCTTTTTAATGTGTGTTACAAGAAGTTTTCCATCTTTAATTCCTGTGATAATAAATGAACCTCTTTCATCATCAATTTTGACAGGAGTATTCAATTGATACTTTTTAATTATTTGTATTAATTTTAAATTTTCACTAAGATTCTTGGAATATTTTTCAGGATTTTCTTCAATCTTATCAATTATATTTTCAAGTTCGTATTCAACTTCTCTATTAAAAGATTCTGTGTCAAATTCACCACGATATGGATACTCGTAAATCTCAGTTCTTAAACCACCACCAACGAACTCAGATAATTTTGTTATCAACTCTTCAATAGTACTAGTATTAGTCGCGATTAATAAATCTTTTAATTGTGAAACCCAAGTACGATATTCATAAAAACATCTAACTATTTCATTTCTTTTAACAACATGTATTTGATATCCATCAAATGGATTACAAAAATCACTATATAATTCTTCTTTTAGTGCATTAATCCCAGCTTGTTCATAATGATTACTATAATCGTCTAGTATTCTACTTATTTCATTATCAAATTGATTATATAATAATTCACATAATTCACCCTTTATATTATAATCATCCCTCCAATTAAAAAATTCAGGTTTAATGTATGAAACAATTTTATCCAAAAGTTTATTACTTCCATCATTAAAATAATGTAATAAATTACCTTCTTTCCAATCGTAATCTGTATCTCCTTCCCATAAATTAGAACCATATCCATATCTATTTAAAACAGCCTCAATATAGTAAAGATCATTACTATCAAAATCCATTAAACTCAAAATACCTGCGTCACCATCAAATTCTAAATAAATTTTACAATTATCTGGTATTCTTGTATATTGAACAGATTTGATATTAGAATCTATTTGTTTTAATTGATATTCACTAAATTTTTTCCCATTCTCAATCAAGACTAATGTTGTGATTAAATCAACATTACCGACTATGTCTGTAATTGTTTTATCTAAATCTGGAAAATAATGGAAAGCATCCCTTAATTGAATATCATCGCCATAATTATCATAGACTTCAAAATATTCTCCAAATGCTAGAGTTATAATTCCATATCTAGTATCTTTTTCTTCTTTATTAATGAAAAAGTATACTGTTCTATTATTATAGACATCTTTACCATGTCTTGTTGTAGTTAAGAATTCTGGACCTACTTTTAAACCCTCTTCCATATTTGGAGATTTAATGGCCAAGTATTTGTCATTTTCAAACAATATATCGTTATTAGAATAATCCATACATTTTTTTATTAAAATAAATATAATCAAAACTTGGAATTATCAATCATTATATTTATTATTGTAGTACTTTACAAAAGGGGGTAATCTGGAATTGACTGACGTTGTTAGTTATTCGGGGCATGTCAGACCTAAACTAAGTCTGTTAAACTGGTTTGAAACGATACACGGCAACGTTATCAACAAACTTTCTGCAGTAGGTTTAATCCGTGCTGAAGAAGCAGTAGTAGCCTAGTCAATAGGGTATTACTTTCGAGTCGGGGTGCGTTAACTCAGGAACAGGAGCACTATAGGGTTGTCTACTCAATTCTCATCCCCAAAAATGAATTGACCGATTTTGTTGATTTTGGGTGTATAAAAATCAAATAGCTCGGAACACTGCGAATAATGTTGTCCTAAACATGTAGTCCTTAATAGTTAAAACGGACAACACGAGAGTTCAAATCTCTCTACCTCCACCTTTAAAAAAGAAACCCCTCCGTTAAGAAGGGGTTTTTTGTTTTACTGAATTTCTTTTTGATTTAATGTTTTATCAATTCTTTTGTCGGTATAACGTATTGATTCATCAAACTTGGTAGTAATATCTCTCCACAAGTTGTCCATAGCCTTATTTGAATCATCTCTGTGGTCACCAATAGCTCTATAAACACTATCAAATTGACGTTGAACATTATCAACATCAAATCTTTGATTTTCTTTTATGGCAACAATCTGCCTTTCAATTCTTAGTACCTTAACCAAACCCCAAACAATAACTCCAACAAATATTAGAGCCAACATCGAGAGCATACCTAAAGCAAAATAAGTAATTCCCATAATAATAAATTATTTAATTTTTTATGTCCAAAGACCTAAAAAATATAATAAACTTATTTTAGTAGTAAAAGGATAAATGAAGTAAATCCAAATGTTACCCCACCAATACTTAATCCAGTTAACCATTTATTCCTATTTTTTACTTTACGAAATTCAGTATTCAAATCGGTAATAATCTTTTGTTGTGACTCTTCAATTTTCTTATATCCTTGAACAATTTGGTCTTTGGTTTCAGCCTCTCTTTTTAACATATCTGTAATGTCCATTGATTTGTCCAAGGCTATCTTATATTGGTCTTTTACTTTAACACAATCATCCAATACAATTTTATACTCAGATAGTTTGGCTGTCACAATTTTCAATGAATCATATTGAATTGCAATTTTATCTGCAAATTTTCTATTGATAACAAAAGAGGTATCACCATTGACAACTATTAAGTCAATTTTGGGTTTAATTGTGTCTGTGTCATTGGTTAAACCTTGTGCGTAAACCATCCAAGAGTTGGTCATTAGAACTATTAATAATAGCGTCAATCTTAACATTGTTTTGAATTTTTAATTGGTTTATTTTTGATGTTAGATTACTTTCACTCATTTGAATGTTTGTAGTTAAGATATCCAACTGGGATTCCATTTTTTCTCTTTCAAATTTCATTATGTCCAATTTTTTATATAGAGAATCTATGGTTTTCTTTTCAGCATCAATAATTTGTTGTTGTAATTTCTTGTTATCTTGATGATTTGTATTCATCATATAACCAAGAATAATACCTAAGAACAAAATTGATACCACAATAATTAGGGTGTGTTTCCAACTCATATTTTATGTTTTATTTATAATTATAATTTTTTTTAAAAAAATGTTAAAACCATTTGACTTCTCTGAAAATATTGCCTATTTATTGTTTATAAAAAATAACAAATCAATTTTAAAACATTTAAAAACAACGAAAAATGAAAAAAGTAATTTTTGGAACTGCATTGGTACTTGGTACTATATTCACATCTTGTGAATCACAAACTAAAACTGAAGAAGTTAAATCAACTGAAGATTCTACTAAGGTTGAAGTAACTACAGTAACAACTCCATCTGTTGATTCAGCAAAAGTTGAAACAGTTAAACCTGAAGGTAAAACTACTGAAGGAAAAAAATAGTATTTAGGTTAAAAATTAAAATCCCCACTCTTAATTGAAATGGGGATTTTTTTATTTTAATAATTCTTTAATTCTATGAATTTCTTCTAATAATCTTTTATTTATTTGATGTTCCTTTAGTTCTGGTCCTTCGTTATCAGTATCCGCAACATCAACCCCTGCACCTTTAACTCCAGTAGTAACTGCGGCCATAGCCTTACTAGCCATACCACCAAACATTTGAGCATATCTGTCTGGCTCATTTTTTTCTGTTTTATCTTTAGATTTTTTTGTGGATAGAGAATCTTCTTTTTTTGGGGTTGTCTTTGATTCAGTTTTCCAAGTTACAACATAATAAGTCTTAGTTTCACTTTGTTTTTTTGTGTATGTTATTTTATTAATATTACTTAAATCTGTATTTAAACTACTACTACAATCAAAATTTATATTTGGTTTTGGTATTGACTCAATCTCAACTTGTGTCCCTTCAGTTCCAACTTGTCTAATTTCAAACGTACATCCAGTATAGTGCTTTGCCCAACGGTCAACCATTTCAGTTAACCAATCAGCGAAATTATCATTATAACTAACATTCGTATCAAATTTAATATCATTAGATTGTGAACGATCAATTTTTTTCATATGATTTTTATTATAAATATAAATAGAAATAAAAAAAGTGTGAGATAATTTCCCACACTTTAATATTATTATAAATAAACATAATCTTTAACTCATTTCCATTCTAACATCCATTGGACGCCCACCAACTTCAGTTGCTATAGATGTTGGATCTCTACAAAATTCACCATCTCCTTTTAACTCATTAAAGAATTTAGTACCTTGATTAGCATCCATTTGAACTAGATAATAATCTTCTTCTTGTGACATTACAAATATATATGGTTTAAGATTTAGTACTTCTGTTACTTTAGGATTTTGTATAAATGTATTACTTACATTAAAACATCCAGAACTCACCCCATATCTTTTAGTATCTGCCATTTTTTCAACTAAATCTTCATATTCTTTTGGGATATTTCCAAATTGTTTTTCTTTCTTTAAATAAGCCTTTAATTCATTATCAAACTCTTTCCTTCCAACTGCATGTTCAGCTAATCCATGTATTGCCGTTGGTAGTGTTTCTCCTGCTAGTGTTTGAAGAGATATTAAATTTGGGATACCTTCTATGGGTGTACCATATTTTTCAAATTTTGGGTCAACCCCAACAAAAACACCTGGTGAAGCCGCAGCAGTACCAATTAAGGCATTATAATCTAAAGCTTTAATCTTACGTAAGTCAGATTGGTATTTCTGTTCTATTTGTTCCATTTTTTTCAAATCTCCTTTAGCGTTTGACAATTCAGACATTTTAACACTCTTAATTCTATCATATTCAGCTTCTTTACCAGGTTTAATACAAGCACCCTTATATTCTATACCTTTACTATCTTTACACCAATCAGAATATGTATGGGGTTTTAATAGTTCTGTATTTTTTCCTTTCACTGTCTGTGAATAATCAATTAATTTATAATTTGAACTATATGCAGCAACAATATTCATTCTTGGGTCAACAACTAAAAATGGTTTTCCCTTATTTTTGTTATTTTGTTTAATATAATAAACTTCTTTATTTATTCTTTCACCTTCACCTGAAAATTCTCCAGTTATATTTGGATTTAATTCAATTGAACGTTTTTGATAACCTTTAGTGCCATAATAATCTTCAGGTTCAGCTTCTGAAAATTTAGAATATTTTTTAGTAGCTTCTGGGTCAATACCATACCAATTACTACCTTTATATTTTGCAACATAATCTTCATATTTGTTTTTAGAAACAGGGTCGTTTGAAATCTTATCCATAAAATCAAAACCAAAACCTTTTTTTATTTTTTGCATCATAAATATTTCTCCTAATGTAGAGTTACCAACTTTATGATTCAAAGCTTTTTGAATTGTTGGATTATAATATGAATCAGGAAATTTTCCAATTGGATCCAAGTCTAATAAAGACGTGGCAATATCCTTATAATTTTTATTTACCCATTGTCTAAATTCATCACCTTCAGTATTGTTCTTAAATGGTGTTTTTGTAGTATTTGATGTTTTTGTGGTATTTGATGTTTTTCCCATAGTCACAATACCATCTTTTTGTTTTACATAACCATTTTCGCAATAATATACTCTAAACTCATTTTCATTACTAGGTGATCTAGTACCACTACTTAATTTAGTATAATAATAACCATTATCATAGAATGTCATATCTGTTCCATAAAATAACATAGGAAAAGGAGGTGTTTCACCTTTTTTTGTTATGTATTCAACATAATATTTTCCAGGATAAGTTGTTGAAGGTTTTGGTGTCCCAAATCTTTTAACACAAGAAAATTTACCATCAAATCCACTTGTTTCTTCATTAAGAAGAATTAAATTTTCTTTTTTTTCCATCAGAGGTTTAACATCTCCAAGTTTTGATTCCAATAGTTTTTTAAATTTAGAAGTATCAACCAATAATGAATTATTGTATTGTTCTAAAATTCTATTTTTTTCAGATTGTGATAAATTGTTTAATAAATTTTTCATAATATTTAATATATCACATAAATATCAAATCAAAAAAAAAAAGACACATAATGTGTCTTTTTTTTAATTCTCATCCAAAACAAATAAGAATGAACCTTTCGCCAGATGTTTAGTTTTATCCAAAAAATATTTAGGAACATTAACACAACCAAATGAATTATTGTAGTAAGTGTTATTGATATTGTTTAATATTTGTTTTCTATATTCAATTGGAACTTTAGGAGAATCAACACTAGTTTTGATTAATTTTGTTAATTCATTCATTCTATCAATTCGATATTGACTTTGATACAAACCATGTATGGCTAGAGCTAGTTCTTTATTATTTGAATCAACTATGTTAAAAGTATTACCTTCACCACCAATAAAATTTGTATGTGTTGTAATCTTACTTATTTTATAAGTACCACTTGGGAAAAATCTAGTCCTTGAATTAGCTATGTAATTATAAAATAGACTATGATTGTAAGTTCTATTTTTACCTGTAAAATCAATCCATTTACCATTTTCGTGTTTAAATCCCATATCATTTACAGTTTCCCAAAAAGATTTAAGTGCTTTCTCTTTTTGAATTCCACTATTTATTTGTTTCTCAGCACCATCTATTGTTGGTGATTTGGCGATAAAATTTCCTTTTGGACTAAAAAAATATATCAAATTTTCTTTGGTATCCGCAATAAAAAAATGTTTACCCTTATTTTCTCGATTCTCAATTACAACTTTTAGTTTTTCACTTATTCTTGTTGGATAACCTATTTTAACTAAACTATCAACACTAATCTTAATTTGTGGTTGATAAAATTTAGTATCGCCACCTTTAAAAATTGTTATTGCAACTACAATCAACAATACTACAAATGTTTTCATATTTTTAATTTTTTAAAATTTGATAAAATAATTTTCTATTATCAGATACAACAAAAGTTGAGATATAAAAGTTCAACAAACTTACATTATTTTAATGTTCATTTTTTTCTTTTTCAAATTTCAATCCCCAATTTAAACCAATCATTGACATTTGTCTGTCGGCATAGACATCTGTAAGTTTCAGTTTTTTCTTTAATTCTTTACTTCCCCATTTTCTCCATTCGTTATATTGGTCTTCAGTCATTGTCCAATCATTGTACCAAGCATCCTTACGATTTTTGATATCCTCAAATGTAACCTTGTGACCAGCGATTTCAAACATCTTATTTATGATGTCAACAAACAATTTTTCCTTTTTTTCTTCATATGAAAGTCTCTTAGCCATAGTTTTATTTATTTTTCGTTTAACAAAAATTTGTTTGATATAACTTTGAATGATATTTTTCTATCATATGCTCTTATAACAACTCCTTCCCTATCAAAGTTCCCATTAAGTTGAGATTTATCTTCAGCAAATAACAATAATTCATCAATTGATTTTGGAAGTACAAATTCGTAATTTAATATTGGAACTGTTTTTAAACCCAAGTCTTCCATTAACATTAGGAATTTAGTAAATTGGATATTTTTTTGTTCATCAATATTAAATGCGTTGAAGAATTTAACTGTTTGACCTTTTATCTTGTATGGGTTACCCTGGATTCCTTCTCCGATGATTTCACCTTGAACACATACATTATAACCCAATTTAGATAAAGATTCCTCCAAATTCAATTCTCTTGCAACTTTCCAAAAGGAGTTATCCTCAGTCTCCAACAACTCAAGATTTCTTGAGCACACCCCAAATACACCATCCTTGTAGTAGAATGTAGCACTCGATCCATCCAACTTCTCAGTCACATAAAATGCCTTACCTGACAATCTGATATTTTCGTATTCACTTGATAAGTTTTGGATGCGTTCTTCATCTGTTTTTCTTATAAAAGATGGAAACATACCTTTAACTTTACCTTGAAGTTCCGCTGGAATTGGGGGTTCGTATTTAAATATACCCAACATTTCAGTAACATCTTCTCCTTCGGTTATTTCCATATCAATTGGAAGAACACTTATTGGTAATAATAGACCTTGACTTAATTGTCCTCTTAATCTTATTGTTCTCAATCTAAATCCTTCACTACCATCAGACATTTTTTTGTATGATGTTTTTCTTAAGAATTCAAATTCTTCTTTGATTGGTAAGAAGGAGTCAATCTCACAATAGATACAAAAATCTCCAACTTTGTATTCTCCTTTTTTGGATACAACATCCCAATTGTTTATTCTAACAACTTCTATAGCGTCAGCCCCAACTATTGGTCTAACTTCTTTTACTATTTGTATACTCGCTAATTTTCTTTCCATATTAACTAAATTCATTATTTGGTGAAACTCTTAATCCATCAATATATTCTTCTTTTATTTCAAAATCATAGTGGTATTGTCGTGGATGTTCTTGTCTATAACGTTTTAAATCATATCCATCAGGTTGTTCCCATACTAACGCCATTGTAATAAACTCCTCAACATCCATTTCTTTACCATACTCATCTATAACCCTACCTGTTCTTATAAAGTTCAATAATTCTTCTTTATTTGAATAAAATTTTTTGTCATTGAAATTCCATAAAAACTTCCATCCACTACTACGTTTACCTAAATGAATGTTTGTTCCATCAGTAAACAAATCCCAAATTGAGTAATAATCAATAGAATCAATTTGTTTTTTAATTGTTCTAAAGTTTCTTTGAATTGAAAATGGATGAATATCTAAAGAATTAATGGTATCAATCAATTCTTGTTTTCTTTTCTCCATTTCTTCCACACTTGGAATTCTGTAGTAGTTTGTTCCCATTGTTTTATTCGTTTTAATTGTTTCACAAAATTAAGAAATCCCCACCTAATATCAAAATTAAATGGGGATTTTTTTAAGAATTTAATCTAAATGACCAATCTATTTCCCAGTCTCGTTGGACTTTTCCAAATCTAGTATCAAAATAAATCCCAACCATTTTACACAGATTTTCCATATCGTGAATTTTCTTTATATCACTTTCATTTTCCAAGTTGAATGCGATATTAATCCACTTATCAACTGGTAATCTGTTTGGTTTATCATATTTCTCAATCAATACTGTAGTTTTAATTGATTCATTCATCGTGTAATCAATCCCCTCATTTTTCAATCTTTTAAGTTTGTTCATAACAAACTCATACGCTTCATTAATGGTCATTTTTTTAATTTAAATTTTCTAAAAATTTTACGAATTCAGTTATATTTTTTTCTTCAAAAATTATTGTATTGTCTTGTGTTATTGAAATTTCTTTTTTGGGAAAAATTTTAATTGTAAATTTAGAATCTCTGGTTATTACAAATTCGTCATCAAATGTCAAATTAACTTGATAAGATTCTTTTTTAATTATGGGTTCAATTGTTTGCCAAACCTTAGTTTGGAACTTTGTTAATTTTTCTTTCATGCCTTTCTTTTATTTCTAGTACGAATTAATAAAAGTATAAATAACGATGTTATTAGATTTGTCATACAATAATTTTTATTTATAAAGTTTAATAAATTTTTCAAAAAAAAACAACAATAATGGTTAAAAATTATTGTTGTTTTTTTATCTATATTATATTTAATTTTTACTGAACAGGATAACCGCCTTGTTGACCTAAATTAAGTTGTGCATTAATTTGTGCTTGATTAGCTGAATAATCAGGATTATAATTCATAGGATTATTATTTGCTGCATTCCATTCAGCTTCTTTAGCTTGGTCTAAAGTCATTCCTGGATATTTTTTTAAAAATTCTTGTTCTTCAGGTGTTAGTATATTTGATTGCGTTTCCGTTGTTTGTTGTGCTTGTGTTGTTTGTGTTGTTGTAGTTGGTGCTGCTTGATAAGCAAATGTTTCAATTGGTTTACCAGCTTCTAACATAGTTGCAATCGCAGTTTGATAAGTCTTTATTACAGTTTCTAGTTGTCCTGCTTCAGGTGCAAAATCAGGTCTTGTAGTTTTTAATTGTTCTACTTCAGTTAAAACATTATTTAATTCAGTATTTAAATAAGTTAATTGTTTATCTAAAGTACTTTTTCTAGATTTTACTTGAGCGAGCAATCCTTGTAATTTTGGATTTTGCATAAGTTTTGTTGTTCCTCCTACATTTTGAAGTCTAGCTTGAATATTTGCCTTAGTTCCAGCTCTTTTAGCTTTATAATTACCTCTTAGTTCGAAAAGGTGTTCTTGTTCTAATCTTAGATTAGCTTCTTGAATATGTCTTAATTTTGAATAACTTGTTCCCATGTATTTTTTTTAAAATATAAAAATTATCTAGTTGTACTAGTATTAAATTTTGGTAATGTTTGACTCATTCTGTTTTGTACTGATTGATATGTATTTAATCCTTTAGCCCCAATAGTATTACTCGCTTGTGTTGTTATAGGTTGCGGCTGCGTTTCTGTTGTTTGTTGTGCTTGTGTTGTTTGTGTTGTTGTAGTTGGTGCTGCTTGATAAGCAAATGTTTCAATTGGTTTACCAGCTTCTAACATAGTTGCAATCGCAGTTTGATAAGCCTTTATTACCGTTTCTAGTTGTCCAGCTTCAGCTGCAAAATCAGGTCTTGTAGTTTTTAATTGCGCAATTTCGGCTAAAACATTATTTAATTCAGTATTTAAATAAGTTAATTGTTTATCTAAAGTACTTTTTCTAGATTTTACTTGAGCAAGCAATCCTTGTAATTTTGGATTTTGCATAAGTTTTGTCGCCCCTGCTACATTTTGAAGTCTAGCTTGAATGTTTGCCTTATTTCCAGCTCTTATAGCTTTATAATTACCTCTTAGTTCGAAAAGGTGTTCTTGTTCTAATCTTAGATTAGCTTCTTGAATATGTCTTAATTTTGAATAACTTGTTCCCATATATTTTTTTTAAAATAAATATATCAATTTATTAAAAATAAATCCTATTCATTTCTTTTTTTTCTAATTATAAATAAAAATAAAAGAAATAGTATAAACCAAATTCCTGTCATTATTTTATTGAATATATTCATAGTTTTATTTTTTTTCAAATTCTTCCTTTAAAACAGATAATTCATCTTGTACATTTTTTCTTTCAGTTTCTAAAACTGATTTAATTAAATCATCTCCACCTATATATAAAAATCTTGATATTTTAAATTTACAATCAGACATCCCCGTAATTTTCATATCTAAATTATTATATTTCAGTAGAGAATCAATAATATGGAGTCTCATTTCCATATTTTCAATTTTATCCATAAAGGATTTTAACTCAAAAAATTTTTCTTCTGTCATAATTTTTTATACCAATTCTAAGTGATTTTCTTCACAAAACCAATAGGGAACATCACGATTCTTCCAAGAAACAAAATCTTTTTTTGCCCCAATGTAATAGTTCCTATAAGATTGAATAACGTCTTTAACCTTATATTCATCAGGCATTGCTTTGGGTGGTTCAGTGAAACCTTTGTCACAAATATTGACAAAATTTGTGACACACCACTCAATAACATCTTGGGACTTATGACGTTTTCCATACCTATAAGTATACTCCTTACACAATTCCAACCCAAGTTTACATAAGTATAAATAGTTAGATAATGATTCTCTAACCCATATTGAACAAGGGTGATTTTTGTGGGATAATTTATAAGGGATATCCAATTTGGAATTTGTTACATGGTGAGCACCACATAATAATTGTGCTGATTCCAATAATTGTTTGATACAATGTTTATCACAATGATATTTTGCACATTTAACAACATCGTAGTCCAAGAAAAAAATGTTCATTTTTATTTATGTTGAATGGTGAAAGGTTTTACTTTGGGCAATAAGGAATTTCATCAAAATCCTTATTACCCCTCAAGAGTTTTTAAAGCTTCCAAATAAACTTCTATTGCTTTCAAGTAAAGATCAAAATTTCCACCCCTCATATTCTTAAGAAGCTCTTTTTTCTCTTGAAGATAAGTAACTGCAAAAGATTTATCATGCTCAACAATAGATGAAAGGTTCTCAATCAAGTCAGCATATTTAACTGTTTGACAATAAACGGGAATTCTCCCAAGCCTTTCGGCTTCCATAGTTTTTCTTTTGGTTCTATTGAGTTTAGGATAAACTTCTTTGGTGCAGGTGTTGGTTAAATGAATAATGCCTGAAATAATCAACTCAGCACTTAAATAGGGATAACCAATCTCACTTAATTTTTTTCTTAAAGTGTCAATAGTACAAGGAGTATCTTCAAATAAATCATGGCCTAACGATATTTCTATGGTAAATATTTCAGCATTACTAAAAGAATCTGATTTATATTTATTTACTAATTCCGCAACGGCTAATGGATGAGTCCAGTAAGGTTCTCCCGTATATTTTCTCACTTGAGTACCATGTTGTTCTTTGACAAACTCAAGAAATTTTTCTTGTTGTTCTGTTAATATCATTTTTATTTATGTTGAATGGTGAAAGGTTCTACTTTTAATTTTGCGGTTTGTTTCTTACCCATATGTCTTAGGAAACGATTAACATAATTAACAATATTAGCGGCTCCAATAGGATTGGCTGAGTGAACATATACTTGAGGGAAAGGACTTGTAAAGTTGTCCATATAGTGTCCAACCAACCATTTAACTGCATCATATCCAGTTTTTTCTTCAATGTTATCATAATCTAATACACCTTTATTCATTACATTTGTGTAATATTCTTCAACCGCAGTGTCACCCAAATCGTGGTCAAATGAAATAACATCGATATTCTCTAATCCTAACTCAGAAATCTTTTTGATGAATTGATTGTAATTTCTAACAACAATCCAATCTTTGTCATTAGGAGTTCTTTCATCATCCAAATATATTTTGTATTTCATTTTTACTCTTGTTTTTACGTGAATATTGTTTTGAACTTTTGTGTACCTTAGTTACTGATACAAACCCATGTGGGTTATTCTCTAAATACACCAATCTAGCACCATTTCCTATGGCGTCAATTGTAACTTTAAGTTTATTCTTGGTTTTCATAGTAAAATGTTTTAATAATCTAATAACATAATGAATTGATGATTTGTTCCAAATATACCCATTTTTAAATATAAAATATAATATTTATTATAAAATCATAAAAATGAAAATTATTATTTCAGAATCACAATATAATAAAATTATTCAAAATATACAAGAACAAGAATCATATCTTGGTAAATTATTAAATTTTTTATCACCAAATAAAGATGAAGATGAAGAAGAAGATGAGGATGAAGAATATAATAGAGACTCAGAAAATACTGATAGTGATATAATTGTTGACCCAGGTGAATATTATATTCATCCTAATTATGACACAGTTACTATTGAATATACTTCAAAGGCAATACAATTAAATAATGATGCTGAAATATTAGTGAAAAGTATAGCCAAAAAAGCTAATAAATCAAAAATCACCATAACTAGTACTTTAAGAACTTATGAAGACCAAGCCAGAACTAATAGAAATAATAGTAGAACCGATATTATAAATTGGTATTGTGGGGGTAACTCAAATTGTGAACTTGTTAAAAAATGGGACTCTTTTGTTAAAGGTAATATGACTCAACAACAATATGCGGATTATCTTAAAGAACAAGATAAAAAAAATAGAACTTTGATTAGTAAACATATTTTAGGTTTATCTATTGATATCACTCCTTTTGATAGTAATTTAGCGGATGTCGCTGAAAAATTAAGTAAATCACCAAATTCTGGTGTTAAATATGTTGTTAGAGAAGAAAATAATAATACTGTTCATATTGAGTTTAAATTCCCTGTAACAGGAGAAAGTGGAATTAAAAAACCTAAAATTGAAAATCAAGGAATTGAAAGTATAGCACAAGATGGTATTATAATAAAATCTACAGAAAACAAAAATGAATATGCTTTAGTTTATGGTGGGCACCCAAGTAGTACATATGGTGCTAAATTTATGGCAGAACAAGGAAAAAATATTTTATCAGATAAAAATGTTATTTATGCAGATAAAGAAAAATCAATACCTACAATTGAAAAAGTACTAGAAAAAACAAATCCAAATGCTAAAATTACTTCAGTTAGTGGATTTTCAGGTGGAGGACCAAATACTTTAAGAGCGATGGAATCTGGAAAGTATAAATTTATAGGACTAATTGATCCATATATTGATAAAGAACTTTCAAGTTTACCTTCAAATACTAAAATGATGAGTCGTGCTAAAAATTGGACAGGGTATCCCAAGGTTAAAGAAGTGTTAACTAAAATGGAAAATTCTGGAGTATCTGATTTAGTAGATTCTTCAAGTTATAACCATTTAGAAATACCAAAAATTTTCTTTGATAAATATAAACGATTAATGTGATACATTTTTACAATCTTTTATTCCATCTTTAT